TATCAAAGTCGGCTTCATTCAACAATTCTTCTCTAATCATTTCTTTTAATTGAGATTTTGTTAGTTTCATCTTTTCTTCTCCTGATGTGTTGCTAACGCATCCCACATAGCACCGAATGATTTCATAGTTCTTGAACCCAAACCAGCAAAGTCTTTTTTCTTGGATTTTTTCAATAAATCAGCTGCCATTTTTGTTACCTTTGATACTAATACATCATATGAATACACACCAACACCTTGAACTTGTATTTTATCTGATTTTTTCTCTGTTATTAAATCTTTTAATTTCATTTACATATCCCACATTTTATGTGTTCTAACACGATGTTTTTTAAATAAATCAAATACCTTGGATTGATATTTTTTATTCAAATCCAAGACAAATGTAGCTCCTTTTCCAACACCCAAATCATAATCCCTACCTGGGTTTAATCTCAATTTCTTTAAAATTTGCAATACAGCTCTTTTATCTGTTTCAGGTATGGTAATTTGATCTGAAAGTTTTCCTTCCTTTTTCAACGATTCTTTAATATACAAATCTTGTTTTGAATTCCATTTATAATTTTTTGTTTTGAATCCTGATATTTTTTTTGCTTTTTGATATTCGGCTGAACTTAATTTAGATTGTTTCAACAATTTATGCTGTTCTGTAAGTTTTCCTTCATTTGCATGTTTCATCAATTTTGCTAATTTATTCAAAGTACCTTTGTCTTTTTTAGTAATCATTTTCCCTCTTTCACGATCAGCCATTTGCATTGTAATATCAGGCTTTCTATCAGAGCCACCTTCAGGGTTTCTACCACTACCAGGGCCACCTTCCAAACCTAATGATTTTGCAAATTCTTTTTCACTTTTATATTTTTTTTCTTTAGATTTTTTATCATCAGCCCATTGGGATAATTTTGTCCCTTTTCCCTTTTTCTTACCTTTAGGGCTTTTACGATACTTACCGTATCTGTTTCTATCAGCATTTGTACTTGTCCTTCCACTGCCAGGTCCACCTTCACTCACTTCATTAATCATCTGTCTAATGACTTCTCTTAATTTTGATTTAGTTATCTGCATTACTTCATTCTTCCTAATGCACTGGTCACTTTCTCAACCATTTCTACAAATGCTGGCAATTGTCTATAATATTTTGACGCCCATTTTTCAATATTTTTTGCTTTTTTAAGACCTCGCTGCAAATCACCTAAAGCATTTCCTAGTATTTCACCAGCATCGTCTGGATCGACAGGGCCTTCTGTAAGTTTTAATTCCTGTCTAATGATTTCTTTTAATTGAGATTTTGTCAACCTCATCACTATTCTCCCCGTAAAATATCGTTTATAATTCTTTCAACTTTTGAAATCGTTTTAATCTTACCTCGCTCAACACCTTCCCTGATCGGTGATAAAAATGCACCTTGTGTAGATGGATTTGATACAAAATCAAATGCTATGAGTTCAAAATCTGGTTGAACAGCTACTGTTTGGTTGCCTTTATCATCAGCTTCTCCAAGTTCTTCTACTGAACCTAGACCACGAGATGATATTCCGAGTTTGATACCAGATTTAAATAATTCTTTTAATATGTTTCCCGCTGGTGTTCCTAATACTTCAACTGTTCCAACTAAATCATCATTAGCCCAATGCATTTCCATAATATTATGTGATACATTGTTTAGATTAACAACAGATGAATCTGGATGATCTAATTCACCCAAAGCTCTTCGTTCTTTAATTTGAATTTTTGAATAATTTTCAGCTTCTCTCATCAAAGTTTCTCTCGGGTACACTCTACCGTTTTGATTCTTTGCATTTGCTCTTTGCAGCACACCATTTACAATCAATCTTCCGTCGTTTTTAGAAATCGATTCATTTATTTGTTGCGGTGTTACTTCAAATGGCATATAGTCAACTATTAATTGTTTAGACATTTTATAATCCTCCCTGATAAATGAATGTTACATTTGTAGCACCGCTAGCACTAACAGCACAAGGATTAATTGGCAATCTTGTCATACCATCATTATCTGTATCGGTAATTGTTACAGTATCACTTGAATTAAATCCACTCGCGGCTATTGCTGAACCTGGAGCTGAAGAACAATCATATTTAAAAGTAGCGTTTCCTACTCCCTGTATAACTACTTCCATTGGTGATGCATGAACAACACTCGAAGACATATTTCCCTTAGCTTGAGCGTACGCAGTTTTTGGTAATGGTTTAGGTCCACTCTTTTTTGGAAAATCTGGATCAACTGTATATGACATAATTATCTCCTACCTATAGGTTTAAAATTTGTGCTATTAGTAGCAATTTTTTTATTTTTTTTATCGTTTTTCTTTTTACTAAATGCATTAGGTGTTGAATATCCTTTAACATCACCAGTTGCAGTGATCTCATCAACCATTGTTCTAATTAATGATCTGAGTTTGTTTTGCATTGTTTCGTAATTCTTTTAATAATTCCATATATCTTAGAGTTTGCACAATTGCTGAATCTTTTATCACCTTAGACTTTTTATCTACATTACAAAACTCACTCATGGATTTAATAGCTTCTGTTAATTTAATCTTTACAACTTTTTCTTCAACTGAAGGTATCATTTTTTTCAAATCTACTTGTAATTTTGGAATAACAGCAGAGAGATGTTCTGTTAAATTACTTGTATTTGATACATTATTAATATATTCTTTTAATAATTTTTTCTGACTATTATCAAGTTTTGTATATTTGTTATTAAATTTTTCAAGTAAGATTTTATAAGCTAGTAATCTCTCATCACCATTTAGCTTTTGTGATTCACTTACTATTTCTTTAAATTTGGTTACTGGCTTAGGCTTGGTTAAATTCTCTATAATAAAAAAATATGTTTGTGTTTTTTCTATAGGTTTCATTGTATTGTAATGCTCAAATAGTTGATAAACAGTAGCATATAATTTATAATCATCTAGTTTAGAAGATAAAAATCTTTGTGTGTCGAAGTTATCTTGAATTTCTTTTATAACATTATATTTTTCTCTACGAAGTTTGGAATTATTTAATTCCTGCCTACATTTTAGAATCTCTGTAATAAAATGATCTGCTTTTCTATCATTAGTAAATTTTTCATTTATTATAGCATTATACAAAGCAAGCTCTTTACCTAGCTCAGTCTTTTCATTAAATCTATGTTTAACTATTTTTAAAGCATTGTTTTGCTCCCGCTTATCCAGTATATCTGAAGTCATCTGTCTTAACAGTAATTCAAACAAAATACCCGTGTTGCGGATCTTAGTGTGTTTTGCTTTGCGCATCACATTTCCCCCGTTTTGTATATGTAGAAGTTCATATATAAATATAAGTATTTATTTTTTCTTGTATAAAAAATTAATTAAATTCTAATCGTCTATGACTGCATCTTCATTTAAAATGCTAATTTTTGAAAAATCTTTATCACCAAATTGACTTTTAATTCGTTTTAACATTTCTGATTTTACTAAAGTGGATCCCTTACCGGGATGCAATGGGCTACCGTGTTTGAAATCTCTTTTCCCATATTTCTCTCTTTCATATTTCGTAGCATCCTTGATGTCATCTGCAGAGCTTTTATGAGAATTCATTTGAAATCTATATGGATCTTTTTCTGAACCGCCCCATTCACCCATCTGTTGCTGCTCATCTCCAGATTTCTCACCACTCTCTGCTGGATCATTACCTTCAGTCTCAATCTGTTCAAATCTAAATTTTTGTTTTTGATCTTCAACCATCTGCTCAAATATATCTTTTTTCTCTTGATCATCAAAGTCAAAAATATTATTATAAATCCATTTTCGCGAAACTAATTTCTCTTCCATAAATGTTCTTGCTAATTCTGCCTTCTGCGTCATTAATTCCAGTTTCTCTTGCTCATGTATCATAGATGGATTTTGCAATTCTAATGTAAAGTCGATTAAATCAGAATCATCAAAACCTTGTGTATATAAATGTACAATACCGATTTTTGTTAACTCACTTACCAGTATTTTTTGCAATCGTTCTATTGTACGAGCAAACCTAACATCTTCAGCAGCTAATGTAGCTTTTGAACCAATGCTTTCATCATACCCTAAAAATGCTTTTGGAACTTTAAGAGCTGCCATCATTTTGTTTTTTAGATATTCTATATCATCTATGGCATTATCATTTGTTAACCCAGGTAAGGTTTCAACATTTGTTCCGCTATCTCCACCTCTTACTGGTAAATAATAATCCTCTGTTACTGATTCAACATTATATCTTAAGTTATACTCACCTGTAGCTTGATCAATAACAGGTATTTTTTTCATTTTATTAATGATTCTTTGCATAAAGTTATCAACTTCATTCGGTGGAATGTTTCCAATATCTACTTTGAATACTCTTTTCTCTGGCGCTCTCATAATCCGGTGAATCATCATAGCGTCCTCCATAAGAGTTAATTGTTTCCAAACTTTTCTAGCTGATTCTAACATTGATTTACCATAAGGTAAAAAATTAGCATCTGACATTAATCTGAAGTGAGCTACTTCATAAGACTGTAATATAGTTTTATTACCTTTAGTATACCCGGATTGCACTTGATCATCCATAAGTTCAAATTCTACTTTTTGAGGATTTTCTGGATCATGTTCTTCTAATCTCACTACTTCATATGGTGAAATAGGTTTAACATCAACAACACCGTATTTATCTAAAATTTTCATATGTAAATAAAAATCACCATATTTAACTAAATTTCTCATCCATGACCAGAGATTGAACTCTATATTTAACACATCGTAAAATAAATTATGCAAAATTTCTTTTACCTTAGTATTATCTGATTTTATAGTAAGTATCTCCCCTTCTACATTATCAACAGTTGATTCATCACAGTATATATCGAGAGCAGAAGCTATAATTGGATCAGAGTCCATCACTTCGTAATCATTAAACAACTCTCTCCGTTGTACATCATAATTTGAACGATTCTGTCTAGCAGCGTATTTTGATCCCCAACTAGTACCAGCTCCCATTATTTTACTATATCTATCTATAAAGTTATTAGCCAAAGCAGTTTTAGAATAATCTAAATCTTTTACCACTAATGAGTCATCATCTCTTTTTCTAATAATAATATTAGATTGAAACAGTTTCCCTAACCTTTTTAATATATTTTCATTTTCTGCCATATTTGCCTCTTATTTTATCCAAGTAACCATGTTAAATCTTCTTTATCTTTACCAACTGTCATTTCAAACGGATTCTTTTTATCACCCATACCACCGCCAGTGTAAAAATTAGTATCTGATTTTGTATTAAAATCACCATTACTACTTAGTAATGAACTCATTGTCGCTCTTTGTAAATCATCTTTATCTTTTCTTAATCTTAATGCTGTATCTCTTATCCACAATCCTAAAGCAAAAGACATCACTAAATCATCATTATATCCATCCATCGCTTGCGCTTTACTGTTTTTAAAAATAAAAACAAATAGCTCATCGATTAAGCGAGAAGAATACATTTTAACCATTTTTTCCCTGGTGTATTCTTCCATCTTTGCTACTACTAATGGTTTTGTTTTTACCGTAGTAGAGAATCCTGGTATCATATTCCTATCTTCTGCTCTATATTTATTTTGTATTTGATGTTCAACATCGATGTATTTTAAATCTTTTGATTGATAGAATAGATTTTTATATCCTCTATCTATTATAGTTTGTATTGTGGCCCAACCAATATTGTTATTTTCTACGACAAGTAATGCATCATTATATTTTGTTGCAATATCGATTAAAAAGTGACCGTAATCAGTTGTTGATAATTGTCCTTTATATTCTGCTACTTGCTC